ATGCTGCGTGCTGTGCCTTCTGGATCAATTGCGCCGGTCACATTGACATTGATTGTAGTGCCACCGCCCAATCGATTGTTTGGTGTGATCATGCCGCTGCCTGATGGCGTAAATAGCTCTGGGCCACGCTCTCCGACAAGGTATGAGGTACCTGATCTAACAGGCCCACCGGCAGCTTTACCGCCGCCAAACACTCTGTCTATGGCTCCTGAGATACCTTTGACAATTGGGTTATTACCAATAAATTCAACAAATTTTTTGATCATGTTATAGGCAGCCGTGATAAAGCTGACCAGACTAGAAAAGCCCGTGACCAGAATTGATACAGCTGTGCCAATGCTTTCAAGTGATGCTTTAAAAACTGTGCCTAAAAATGGTGCAAGATACTTTTTTGTAAATTCCCAAATCTTTTGTAATAGGTTAAAAAACGGCTGCAATTCATCTGAGTTGTCTGAAATTACTTTCTTGATCTTAAAAAATGCATCTCGCAAACCTTCAAGTACTGGCCCAACAATGCTGCCAATTGCCGGGATTACTTCCTCATACAGAAACTTCCACCATTTGACCAATACTGGCAACAGCTCATCACGAATAAATGTGAAAATCTGTGCAAACGCTGGCCCCAATGTTTTGCCCAAACCATCTGCAAATTTGGAGATTGCTGGCACGCCTTTATCCACAAACGCGCTGAGCAATGGTGTGATGGCATCCAGCACATACGATCCGACAGTTTCTTTGGCTTCGTCAAATGCCACATTGAGGCGTGCCATTTTGCCGGCAAATGTGTCGGCCTGTGTTGATGCCTGACCTGCAAATGTGGCAGCTAATGCGGCGGCAGCTGCATCAAAGTCTTTTGTCTTTAAAATGTTTTCATCAAGCGGCACGCCAAGTTTTTTCAACGCTCCAAAATTGCCGTCATAGGCTTTTGCCAATGCCTCTGTTACAGCTCCCAAATCTTTACCTGTGCCAGCTGCAATGTCTAATGCCAGCTGTTGCAATCTTTGTGCTTCTGTCACATCCTTTGTTGATCTGACCAGTCTGTCTAGCGATGGCCTTAAAACATCATCGGTAATTCCGTTGGCCAAAGATGTCTTGGTGATATAATCCTCGGTTGCCTTTATTTGCGCCGTTGTTGCACCAGTGACATTTTGCAATGTCGTGGCCAATTTGGATTGAGCAGCTTCATCGGCAATGGCAGACTTAACGCCATCGATCAACAATTTGCCAGCATAAGCAACGGCAGCGGCAGCGGCTAAGGCAAAAGCGGCAGCGGCTTTTTTACCAAATTCGCCAACCTTTGCACCAAAGCCTTCGACCTCAGCTTGACCGCCTTTGATTCCTTTTTTGAGGTCATCAAAATCAGCGTCAAAGGTAATCTTTACTTTTGGAATACCGGCCATTAGTCAAGCCTCAAATCTTTAATTATTCCCTGAACAATTGAGATGTATTCCTTTGCCACAATGGGAGCGTAAAAATCAACAGCATTGTTAAGCCAATAACCTTGACGATTTTGGGGAGCCTTAAATCGGTTACTGTATTTGCGTCCAGCTCTATCAATGCCGGAATGTGATCCATATTCGGAACCCCAAAGTAATGCGCCAGCTGGTGCGGCCGTACGGCCAACCTTGTTGCCTTTTCCGCTTTTGCTTGCCGTGCCGCCGTATGGCCGACCAACCTTCTTTGGCCCACCAATATCAACGCGGATCAATCGATCCCGTGGAATTGTTATAGATTGCAAAACCAATTTTGTTTGTGGCGTTGGTGAGCTATTACCAAACATCATCAGCTGACCGGCAAATCTTTTGGATAGCGGCTGGGCCGCATCTCTGACACGACCTTGTGTTTCTTTGTCCATAAGATTGAGGGTGCGAATTAAATTTGTCAAAGCATAAGGCTCTAATTCAATGCGGAATGAGCCTTGGCCTTTGGTTGCCTTAAACGCCATTCCGTTTCTCCAATATCTCTAAAGCCGAAAGAATATCCTCTGCGCTTGTCCATTCGCTCATTGGGATGTGAGTGGCAATTGCCAGCTCAACAATTAAATGGCTCAGGCTTCCGCGCTTGTGACTTTTGGGCTGTCATCCCCAGTTGCCACATCTGTGACTGTCTCCATCCATACTTCAAACGGCTTAACCGGTTTTCCAGCTAATTCACGTTTCATTGCGTGATACGCCAAAAACATTAGATCAGACAATCCCAATTTCTCTTGAATTTGTTGAATTGTAAAACCTGTTTTCTGCTCCCATTTTACAAACTCTGGTGGTTGTGCCAAATAGGTTTCAGATTCGCCGCTGTTGTATTCGATTGTGATTGGTATTCTCATGCTCCCGATCTCCTTTATTAGCTAATTGTTAAAACGGGTGTTGTCACACATGTAAATGAAAGTGAGACAGTTTGTGCATCTGGTGCGCTGCCACCGGCTGATGGCAAAATTGGCTGGACATCAAAAGCAAATGATGCGCCTGAGTCTGCTACCAATACAACAGGCAATCCTGTGTTTGGTGCGTTTGTTGCAGCTGTCCAAAGTGCTTCACACAATGATGATGCTGCTCCCCAATCGGCCAGCATTTCAACGGCAAATGTGCCTTGAGTATCAGTTGTAAAGTACGCTTTTCCGTCAAGTGTTTGATAAGTGTTGATTGTTGAATCGACTGTCAAAGTCGCTGAAGTTGCTTGAGCATCAAAGTCATCGCCGTCAATTGTGAAGGTGATGTCTCTGCCGGTGATGATTGTTGTTGCCATGTGTTTTCTCCTTAGTCGGTGTAATACGTTGAAACTTGCAAATCAGCTGTCAAGAAATTTCCTGCGCCGACTTCCAAAATTGTGGGTGAGCTGACATTTCCAACAACGTATCCAGCTGGCATTGTTGAAATGATTGAGATCATTAAATCCTCAAGGTTGCTCATAGCTGCGGCGTTGTTGGAATAACCAACAACCCCAGTTACCAAAAGATTGATTTTGACTTTTGTTGTTGATCCATTGACCAAAGTACTTTCCAAATATGGTGAATCTGCAACCAAAACGATTGATGGGCTTGTCATTGTTTCCGGAATGCCGTTATAGACATTGGCTGCAATGGTTGAAAGCGTTGCTTGCAATGGTGTGCGGATGTCGGCTTCAATTGTCATAGACACATTGTTTCGACTTCAAGAAACGGCCCTAAGAGGCCCACGATCCTGCTGCTCAAGCTGCGGCCTAAAATAAACGGACTTGGCTGAAATTGATCGCTCATAATTTGATTGCCCGGAGCTGTAACGCTTTGAAATACTTCTACTGATACAACAAGGATTGCAGACTTAATGGGAGCAACGCCGGAATATAGATCACCAGCGGTTGCCCCATCAATACACGCCAACCCAGCCGGTATAACTGGGATCGTGTATGTGCTGTCTGCTTCGCCCGTTGCAGACGTAAAAACAAATGGTGCGATTCGATCATCTGTAACTGTAACTGTTCCGTCATAAATTCCGCATCCTGTTATTACAACATCTTGACCCGGCACAAAATAATTGACGCGCTGAGTTGTGTAAAAGGCTATTCCATTTTCTACAAAGACTTCTGTGACAGCTGATTGGTATCCGGTTAATAAAGGCAAAATGGTTAGTTCTGCGCTTTCAATCATCTGCTCAAGATATGCGTTTGAGTAAAGAGAAACGGAAACACCAAGTATCTGGCGCAATTCTGCGGCGGTTACTATTTGAGGCATTTCCGTTCCCTTCTACTACTCGACCACGTTCGGGAGCGACCGTGATCGATGTCTATTGATGAATTAAACGTTGTTCATCTGGCCGCCATTGGCAACTTTTGTTGCACATGCGCCATAGGAATTTAATGAGATTTCAACAGTGCCGTCAGATGGCTTATTGACATCAAGACGGAAGTTTCCGCTTTCATACCAAGTAAATGCATCCGGCTCAAGTACGACCATTGAGTCATCACTTGTTCCAGTAAATTCGCCAGAGTTGTCAACGTAGAAATTTAAGCCAAGTACGACGCCGCGTTGTGACTGTCCATTGACAAGGCCAGCTTGATTTTGTGGAAAATAGGCATTGAACAAAGGTGTGCCGCTGTCGTTGTAGCCCATGATATTGCTCCATTGTCCGGGCGATACCAAGATGTTACGTGCAAAGCGTTGAGTGCCTGAATAAACAGCCACATTTGCTTCACTGACATAAGAGATCAACCCTGCGGCAGTATTAGCATGAGTTCCAGAAACTCTGTTTGCATCTGTCTTGATTTGGTTGGCTACATATTTGTTTTGAGCAAATGCCATCGCACTGCCCATAATTCGGACAAGCTCGTTAAAAAAATCCGGACTTGATCGGTCAATAATCTCAGTCGTGAGAATATTACGACCTGCAAAGCGGGTAACTGGAACAGAAATATAAGATGACTCAATTCCTGTGTTTGTTACGGCTGCGCCTTCTGCGACTGGATCAACAACAGCAATTTGAGAAATCTTTGGAATTTCAAACTGAAGTCCTGCGTCCGGCAATGTGCCACGTGAAATTGCATCAATTGCGCCACGTGTTCCGTTGCTGAGTGCATTGATTACTTCTGTTAGCTGACGTGTTGGATTAAAAGCTGGATTTGTAGTTCCAAGATCATCATTTGCAGCTGCAACGTAAATTGCAGAATCAGACATTGGATTAAGTTTTGCCTTGATTGAATGTTCCATCCATGTGCC